CGAGACTCATGACCTCGAGAAGATGAGCTGGATAATAGACGAGTTTATACGTTCACCTGAAGAACCTAGACTGCTCTGCTATGCTGTGGAAAAATCCATGCTGCATCTTCACTCAATGTTGTCAAACGAAGGCACCGTTTCATTCCCCCGCGGGGGTCAAGTAACATTACAATCGTTATCTATCAACGATGATCTGTCATCAGGATTAGTTTACACATCTAAAATAGATAGAAAAAAACCAAACAACCGACAAAGACAATCACGGTTGCACGCATTATTGAATGATTATCCGCCATTAGATTGGGATATACATTTTGAAGATTCATCGAACTTCGATGAAGTGGATAGGACGGAGATTTTCCTTAAGCCATACCAAAAAAGCAAAACTTCACCAGAGTTGTGGGAAAGAATTGCTAAGCGTGCAGCAGTAGAGACGGTACCGGGTGGTCTATTCGTCACATCAACCATGGTGTTTATTACTCGAATGGCCATTGGATGGGGTAATAAAGACAATATTTGCTTGCAAATGTTGAAACATTATTTATCACTATCGGATGATGATCCTTTTATCATTGCAGGGAATAGAAGTAGAGTCGATTCCATTGCAGAGGATTCATTGGCGGCTGTTAGGTTTTTAGTCATGGTGCAAGGCGCTTTTTGGTATGAGTCATCCAAGTTGAATGCCAGAGAGAACAACCATGCACCGCTGTCAGATACTATTTGGTTTGAAATGTTGAATTTTGTTCTACGTGATCCAATAGTTAACACAGCAAAATTCAGAGCAATGACTGGGATGCTGATCCAATCGGTTGGTTGCATATGCTCGGTTGGAACTGGAAAGTTTCCGAAGTACAGACCAGTTGATCTCACGGACAAATATCCTTCATATCTAGGTTGCGATGAGGCACCGGTCGATAAGAATGACAATGCGTATTATCTATATTTCAAAAAGAAACTAGATAATGATTTGTCCGACTTACGCGAAGCTGGTCTTAGCGAATTAGCTAAGCTGTTGTCCGACATGTTAATGGCAACGCCGTCAAAAGAGGTCATAAACAACTGGATATCCATTCGCTCAGTAGGATTTCTGAGCGGTTACACCAAAGGTCAGTTGCACCTGGCGCATGCTAAGCAATTGAACTTTAAAGCGGACGTACCAGAAAATGATAACCATCCATGGTCGGGTTTCATTGAAGATTCATATGAAAAGGTGTTTAATTGGGCGGTGGCCAGGAAACAGATACCGGACGCTGCGGGTTGGCGGAGGACGTACCCTGATGTGCTGAAAGCTACGTCAGCTGGTATGAAATCAGAAACAATAATGGTT